CACCGTTTAAGCAGTCTTGGTATGAAGCCAACAAATGGGAAGTATGCAGGGATCTTTTGCAATGGGGTTTGCGGGTGGAAAAGCCTGCGTATGATGGGGACATTCTGTTGCTGCCAGATAAATTTTGGACATTCGCAGTGATTTGGCAGGAGGGAGTTCTGCATATCCAACCAAGGCTGGAAAAGGTTCAGTGGTCTTTGGCCCGTCAATTTATGACGTACCACTGCTTCCGTTCGAGAAACAGTTAATAGAAACGATTGGGATTACAGAAGAAGAGTATCAACTATTTGCGGCTGAAGTTAGGCGGCGTGGCCGCTTAAGACCGGCAGAATATAATCATATTCCAGAAATTCTTTGCGCTGAGCCTAAATCGCTAGGGGTGATTATTTTAATTAACTTGGCGGTCAGTCTTACATTGACTGGTGTCGCTTACTTGTTAACACCTAAGCCAAAAGAGCCAGCGGCCTTCAGTCGCAAAGAGCTTGGTGGAGAAACTGGAGCAAGTCGGTTTACACCATCTCGCGGTTTTGAGACTTTGGCAGAACTTGGTGAATACGCTTCGCCAATTCCTTTGCTGTTTGGTTTATACCGTGAAGGCTATGGCGGTGGAATGCTTGCAACACCAAAGCTGATCTGGTCTCGGATGTTTAGCCATGGAACGTTGCAACGAGCCAAGTTGTTGTATGTCGTTGGTGAACAGGGTGTTGATGGATTGAATGGTATTGAGCGACCTGATCTTGAAGGTATTTTTCTAGGAAATAACGCGCTTGATTCTATTTATGAGGATGCTTTTGCGTTTTACTGGAAGAAGCATTCCGGCGATTCAAGCAACCAAAGAATCCGCGACACTGATTATGAAGGTTATTCGAAAAAGTATGGGACAAGGGGTGAGGCGTCTACGGGCGACCCAGATAAAGCTATTAATGGCGAAGTTTTTTACGCTCCAACCAATGACGAGATTGATGCAGTAGGCCAATTTTGCCATGCTTATACGCCAGCAAATAGCACTCAATTTGGCGTCTTTGAGCCGATTGCAAACGGTACTTCGTATCGCCCTAATTATCGTATTGTTTCCATTACTAACGAGGGCCATACTGGGGTAACAAAACGTGGAATTACAAGAACACGCATTAAGTATGCTGGGCTTAGTTTTACGAATCCTGACAATTTAAGCAAAGCAGACCTTTTGCGAAAAGTTCGTAAGTTTGGTCAAGCAGGCGCTGGTAGAAATTACAGCCCGCGAATGGGTATTATTCGACTTACTCGAGCTAATGGACAAAGCTCGGAGGTAACAGGTGCTGATGAACTTGAAAAAGGTGTGAACGTATCAAAAGGCGATACAATCGCTTTTTTAATTAGTGCTACAAAGATTGATGAAGATCTTTACGCAGGCCGGGAAACTAGAGAAAGCGTATCCGATCTAAACAGCACTATCGAAGCTTTGCAGCTTGCGGCTGATGACGCGATGCAGGTTGGCGAACAGTTTGCGATTGGTGCAACGATTTGGAAAGTCATCCACAGAAGGCTGGACCGTTTTGAACCTGATTCAAAGCAAGACCAAAGGATTGACCTTGAGTGCGTTCGCACGGAAGAGTCGCATCTCAAGCGAATTGGGGTTGTAAACCGTGAAAAAGTTGTAGAGCCAACGCAGGGTTTTATTGGTGATAGCGTTCCAGATGGGCCAGATGCTTCGATTGGCGAAGGTTTCTTCCCAATTACAAGGGTTGCGACCGCAACAATTAGGAATAACAGACCTGCAGTGGTCACGGAAATCGGATTAAAAAGCACGGTATTTCAAAAACTAAACGGTCTTTGTGCTTTTAATAGTCTGCCAACTCCTGACGAATTAAACAACTTAGACGATGAAAACGTACAGGTAACGACCGGAACAATTACCGCAAGTATTATGCGGTCAACTGTTTTTCGAGTATTTGTGCGCGATGCAGGGGATAGCAATTCTTCTTTTGCTCTTATCCCATTGTTTTTTGTAATTCGAGGAAGCCGACCGGTAGCTCAGTATAACTTTATTCGTTTTGCGTTACCCCCAGGGCAAGAAGCGAAAGAACTTGAGTTTAAGTTTGCACCATTCCCTGGAGCGGAATTGCGTAGTCTTTCAAATCGAGAGAAACTGATTGATTTGTCTCATTCAGTATCGGGCGAATCAGCAGGCATGGAGTTTTACACTGTGTCGGTAAGTGGAATTGGCTCATTAACTGTAGGCGTTAGCGGCAAAGAAATCCCAAAGGGAAACATCAAGGAAAACAAAGAGTTTATGCGAGCGCCAGAAGTTACTGCAGGCGCAGGTATAACCAGTTATCCAGATAGCGTGCAGCGCGAAGACCAAGCCCCAGCACCTGTTGCTGGTACGGATGCAAGAGCGATTGAACTAATTGACTATATTAGTAATCAAGGAGACGATCAGAGGTACGGGGGCCGAGGTGGATCTTTTAACCATGCCTTGGTTGGCAATGCTGATGATTTCAATTTTTCTTCACGTATCACTGTTGTTAGCAAAGAATTTGTAGAGGAAAACCCACTTAGGTGGATCACGCTTCAGTGGACCTTTGAGCGATACAAGTTATCACCCAATCATTTTGCTAGAAGGTACAACGGTGCGAAATATAACTGGAGGCCAGTCTCTATAAATGTTATTGGAAGTTCTGGCAACTTTGTGCAAGGAGAAAACATAAAAGTAAGGCGTGGGAACCAGTCCACGGAGGACTTATCAGGCAGCCATGATGCCTATCCAGGTAGTAACCCTTTCAGGAACAATCCTGATGCGGCAAGCGGTTATCAAACAATTAGGTGGTCAGGTTATATTTTTAAAGTTACTCAGGCCCAAAATGTTAAAGCTATTTCTGGCCGAAGACAGGCTTATCTGTACGAAGTTTTTGGTGATGCAACAGCATCAGGTCTTTCTGTCGGAAGCACCAAAAACGCAGGAAGAACTTTTACAAGCGGCAATAAGAAAATGGACGTTAGGTTAACTTCCACGGTACGTTCTGATTCTTCAGATGTTCGAGGCAAGGGAGTAGTTTGGGCTACTCCTGAAGTCCTTGTTAAGCAAAATACAGAAACAACACAAGACTGGGAAGTAGACGACACAGTCGAGCACCTTGAAACAGTTAGTTCCGACAACCCTTACCGAACAGATGCGTACTCCAAGGCGGGATTTATTTACAAAGTTGGCAATGTAATCGAAGACATTACTCCTGCTAAGTTTGAATCAGATCAAGTTTTTGCAGGACAAACTCAATATAGCGATATAAGTTTTTATCGAGATTTTGTTGATAAATCAAACGCTAGCCAGCCTGAGCATGAAGTTGTGTATGTAAATGAAGTGCAAGAGAATGAGATCCTGCCTCCAATGAATCATCTTGTGCTTGCAGGCATTTCACTTAAGGCAACTCGCAACTTTACTCGCCTTGACCAACTGCGGATGTGGATAGGCAAAGGATTACGAGTGGAACGGTTGCATCCAGACTTGACAGCTGCATACGGAGATTCTGCAGCCAAAGGGCCAAGCAACCTATTTACTGATCTGGTCTATTACATGATGACGGACCAAAGGGGTGGCGCTGGTGCGTTACTTGGCATGACATCTAATGACCCAATTTTGGTTGATAAACCTGGCTTAATTAGTACCTCTCGTTTCCTAGAAACACAAAAACTGTTTTTTAACGGACCAATTGTTGAACGAACCAACTTGCGTCAATTTATTGCAAGTGTCGCACCGTTTTTCCTATGTAATTTTGTTATTACTGACGGAAAGTTCTCGTTAAAACCTGCTCTGCCAACACATGACAGCGGTAGCTTCGACACCGGGCCAGTTACGATCAAACAGATATTTACTGCAGGCAATATTCTTGAAGACACACTGCAGATTGAATATCTCAGTGCCGAAGAGCGTAGGCCGTTTAAAGCAGTTGTTCGTTACCGAGAGGAAAGAAAAAACAAGTTGCCGCAAGAGCGGACAGTCATAGTCCGGAACAAAAAGAATAAAGAGTATTTGGATAAAAGTTTAGAGCTTTTGCCTCATGAAAGTTTTGACCTGACGCAGTTCTGTACGTCAAAAGACCATGCCGTAAAAGTTGGCAAGTATTTCTTGGCATTACGGCGTTTGGTTACGCATACGATTAGTTTTTCAACAACAGTTGACGGCCTAGATATTCAGGCTGGTTCGTACATTCGGGTCATTACTGAATCAAGCCCGTATAGCAGCGCAAATACTGGAACG